GAACCACCACCACCTGTTGCTGAAGAAGTTGCTGTAGTTGCAACTCTAAGTTGATACGTGTTTGGATCTGGAACACCAGTAACTTCCATCTCTACATCATTTAACGTCAACCCTCCTACATCTGTAGCACCTGTAAAAGTTACAAAGTTTCCAACTATTAACCCATGTGATGTATGAGCTACCGATATAGTTGCACTACCTGACGTAGTTGTTATAGGGTTTAAGCCTAATGTTGGAGTAGAATCAGCAGAGTTTCTTCTAGCTCCATAGACAACATCTTTTAATATAAAAACACCTAGTACTGGACCTTTGCCTGGTAGAGAAGGATGATTAGAATCAAACGGTACAAATCCATTTACTCTTCTGTATCCACCAAACTGAGATATCTCCATGTTAAGCATACGTATTGCAGAACCTGGATTTGTGGCTGCCAAGGATAGAACATCTTCATTTGTAAACAGCCCACCTCTAGATAAGACTGTTACATCCTTTAATGAGTCCACCATTATGCATTACCATGAGGTACATTTATTAGTCTGCTTACTCTGGTATCTCTAACGTCTATAAATCTATTAATAAGTAAGGTACGCATACGATCTATACCTTCTTCAAACTTATTCTTTGCTATAGCAGACTGTTGAGCATTATCTCTAAACATATAACAATGATATAACGCTCCATCTATTACTACGTGTTTAAACGCATCAGGAACAGTCATAGCATCTGTAGGGTTAACTAATTCACTGGCATATGCAAAGTAATTATAACTTATGCTGTATGTCTTATCAGGTATAGGAGTAAAACCTGCTTTGTTATCTAGCGTCCTATATACATAGATAGGTTGATCAAAATCACCTGTACCTGCTTCAGAATCTCTTTCAAAAAATCTCTTTAAAAATGTATCGTAATTAATTAGTCTTAGTTTTCTAGCTGAAATGTTATTACCAGCATCGTGATTGATTCTAAACGAATCCCAATCAGCAACTTTAAAATCGTTAGCTAAAGTATACTCTGCTGTACCTGAAGCTAAAGTTAAAGAACCGTTTTGAAAATTAAAAGGGAACTCAAATTCTTTTTGAGATATTTCTTGCAATGACGCATTAATAGCATCTTTAGCTTGCGCTCTGAACCCTGTAGCATTAGGGAAGTCAGTAATAGTTAGTTCGACTTCATTTAATCTTCTCAAGGTATCATTAGTTAATGTAAGAAATGTAGTTGC